TTCCAGGGGTACTAGATCGCGGTCCAGAACTGAATGTGCCGGAGGTCGGGGAACCAACGGAACGCGCCCTTGGCGACACGCGGAGATAGGCGGACCAGGATCCTAGAGCCAGGCTCAGACTCCAGGACCCTGGTCGCCATTGGGGCCAGCGTTGCACGGCTGATGTCGATGTTCGCCACGTAGAGCACACCCTTGGGGGAGTGGCTCAAGCGGAGGGTGCAGTAGCCCCCATCCACGCGATGCATGGGGGCCTCGCCCACAAACAGATCAGTGGGGGTTGACCCACCAGGAAAGTCGAACGTCGTGACCAGCCAGTGGTTGCCGGCTTTGTACGTGAGGATGTGCGGAGTTCCTTTGAGGGAAAGAGTAGAGCACTGTGGCTTGCTGCAGAGGTCAGCGGGTGCGATAGACCCCCACTGCTTGAGGCCAGAGTGCTTTACTCGAACCCCCACTGGAAGGTTCCAAATGTGGGAGGCACCCGGGAAGGGGTGGATCCGGCAAGATGTCGGGTGTTCCACGTAGGCTGTCGGGGGCTCGTGCGGCGGACGATCCATCACAACGCTTTCAAGGCCGAGACAGTCGCGCCTTGTCCGATGAAGAGGGCGCGGATGCACCCCCGACCAACCTGCGGGGAGAAGTAGACTGAGGGGAGGGGGTGGATCTTGTGGGACCCACCCCCTCTATCAGTGGGGGTTTACGGTTCAGGCTTCCGAGAGGAGCTTGTTGAGGAACTCGGTCTTGTAGACCTTGGAAGCGGAGTTGCCCTTGCCCTTGCGGTACTGGCAACGGACGGTAGCGACGACCTGCTTGTTGGACCCGAGGATCTCAACAGCCTTCTCAACAGCGTTCGCCACGTCCAGACCATCGGCAGTTCCGACCTTGGTTCCAAGCAAAGTGGAAAGGTGACCGCAGAATCGGTTGCGTTCGATCTGGAGACCGGTGCGACGGCCTTCGGCGGTGACCGAGCCAGCGTTGTCGGGGAAGGTGAATGGTGCGCCACCCCACACAAGCGGCGAGTCCGGATTGGTCTCGTCGTTCAGGAGTTGGTAGCGGAAACGGAACTCGGTGGCAGGGATCTCCATCTGCTGTCCCTGATCGGTGCTGAAGCGGTAGTTCGCCTTCTCGTTGATTTCGAGACCGAGGACGTAGCAGTCGTGCTCACCTTCGGTCGGCCATTCACCGAGACCACCCACACCAGTGTCTGGGTTGGCGTCTCCGAAAGCGGCCTTCTGGGATGCGAACATTGCGCTGATCTTGCTGTTTGCCATAGCTGACTTCTCCTGACTGAAAGGTCTACCAGCGTTACGCGCTGGCGTTGGTGTTGTAGTTGCGAACGAACTCTGCCCAGCCGCCGGTTTCGGGAAGCTCAAACTCGGACGGCATCTTGACGCGGTGCTTCGTAATGCCAGCGAGGGGTTCAGAGTCTACCGAGAAGATGTGACGCTTGCGCTTCTCGGTGATGAGCTTTGGCTTGAGGACAACGGTCTTGCCATCCTTCACGATCGGAGGCTGCGCGACTTCACGTTGCTCCGTGACCCACTCGGAGGAGATGGCAGCAACCATCTCGAACAAGGGGTAGAGCCTCTTGTAGAAACCGTCGGTGATCGTGAGCTCTGGCTTGAAGGCGTACTTGTCGTCGCCCAGTGGGATCTTGGCGTTGACCACGTGGCACACAATGTACACACCGTAACCGTAGCGACGGAGGGTGAGGCACGAGTCAATGACCATGTCGTAGAGTTGGTCCCACGAGCGACGGCCGTCCATCTCACGCCAGTCCTTCTTGTCGTTCGAGCGGGTGATCCAGTCTTTGAGGAGCGGGATCCATGTGCCGAGCGAATCGAAGAACACTGTGGCCGGACGTGGTTGGTTGTTCTTGGCGAGACTGCAGAGCAGATCGATCTTGGCTTGCACGGCTTCCCACGTCATCACGAGTGGCTCGTTGGTGACGTCAATCGGTTGGCCCTGCGGGTTGATGCCCGGCCAGATCGTGGCCTGCGGATCACCGAGCGAGGAGGTGCAGTCCATGTTGCACACCCATGAGTCCGGGTGCGAGTGGATGAACTGGGACTTGCCTTCGCCGGGCAGACCACAGATGAGACCGAAGAGCCTCTCCGGTGGGTGAATCATCTTGACCCCGGTAAAGCCGAGGCCGGCATATCGCTGCTGTGGCAGCTTGCCTGCGTGTGTCGTGACTGTCATTTTTTACTCCTCGAAACCCGGCATCCTCACGTTGGCGAACATGCCTGTGGGTGCCGGAAAGTTGAACATCTGCTGGGTGTGCTGAGTGCGGAACTCAACCGGTCGCTCGGGCACTTGTTCCAGTGGGGGTTGACCCACACGTAACGTCCGCACGATCGGGCGATTGAACTCGATCTTCTTTGTCATGCGGTAGTCAAGGGCTTTGAGCCACTCGGTGACCTTGGCCTTTGAGACACGGCATGAGTGGGCGGTGTTGAACTTCTTCACGAGGTCCGCGATGGAGTCAACGCCGTCCTCAAGGATCAAGTCGATGCGTGGCTTGATGACGAGGCGGATGTACTCGTCCTCGAACATCACATGCGGAGATCGGGCGCTAGGCTTTCGATCGTCCCGGAGAACTCGTGTGCTTCGGGATTTGCGTCCACCTCGCCGGCGTCCCTGTGTGCCACTAGGAAGTGCTGCGCCTGTACCAGGCTGGGCCACTCCTTCGGTTCCGTCAGATAGAACGGGCTGTACAGGGCCAGCTTCGAGCCCATCCGCAGATGATCGATGTTCTTTAGGAAGTTGCATGGGTTTGCTTCTCGTGTTGCCAAGCTGTAAATCATGGCAACACGGTCACTATAGGAAGCCCTCCAGTCCTTGTCAAGCATAGTGGAGGCGTGAGTGTAAGAAATGTTGATTGGTGGATCGTTTGTGAAATCGGGTGCGCGATCAAGGTACTCACCTTCACCTTTGTACCAACGGTTACACCGCTTGATGTAGTTGTCAAGGGAGGGCTCGCCCTGGTACACGCGCTCGGGCTTCTTGCCTGTGACCTCGTGCAGTACGTGCAGGCATTCTTCGAGGGTGCCACAGCAGGGTTCGGGGGCCGGCTGGTTCTTGGTCCACTTGATCACGTACTCGCCATCCGCTTGGAGGTGCACCGGCGAGCGCATGATGCGGCCGGAGATGCCGGTGCGCTTGCCTTCGGATTCCCAGTGGGAGTCACGGTCGGACTGGCCGAACTGGATCGAGGGCTTGAGGATGGCGACGTGCATCATGCCCCCGATGGTCACATCATCGGGCAGGTTGTACTGCTTCTGGAGTAGGCCGCGCTCGAAGAACCATTCGAGACCATGCAGGTAGTGCTGAGTCTGGAACTCCTCCTTCACGGTGGCCAACCTAATCAGTGGGGGTGACGCGGTCGTCTTCGCGTCCACGATCCAAAGCTTGTTGGTCTTGCGGTTGAGAAGGAGTAGGTCGAACTGCACGACTTGATGGGTGCGTGGGAAGCGCGGGTCTTGCCACGTGAGTCGGACTTCAGCACCGAGCTTGATGTAGTTGTCGGAGAGCAGGTCGAGTGCGCTGTCTTGATTGAGGCAGGGCAGGGTCTCGAAGGCGTGGTACCAAGCGGAAGCGAAGGCTTGGTCGATGCGCTCGTTTTGGACGGCGTCGGAGCGGGCCGTGTCAGAGATGCGGAGATCACGGCAGATCTTGTTGAGCTCGTCGATGCGGGAAGAGCATTGACGTTTGAAGATTGGCCAGCGATCGTCGCGGTCGTAGAGAGCGAAGAGGGTGTGGAAGTACGAACCTCGCGAGAGAGCTTCGGAGTACGAGAGCGCGGGGATCAGGCCGAGCCGGCGACGGATGTAGTAACCGAAGGGGTCGGAGAGTGCGGAGCTGTAGTCGGATGAGCGGATCGCAGGGATCCTGCTGACGAGACCTTCGGACTCAAGGTAGATCCGGGCACTCCGGCTGTGGTCCGTCGGTAGGGGGATTGGCTTTGTCTCGGGTGGCATTTTTTTTACCTTTGATGGGGAACTTCGCCCTGATACGAACGAGCCTGTTGTTCACGGATTGGGGCGACTTCAATCCGATGACGTCTGCGATTTGGTTCATTGTGTAGCCGTCACATCGGAGCCGGACAATGAGCCATTCTTCTTCGGTGAGTTCAGGAAACTCGATGATCACTTCTTCGGACGCGGCGGCATAGTATTCACTGAGTGGTGAATCTGTCAAGGGTATCTTCGGTGCGACACCGGTGTCGGTGAATCGAAACCCTTGGTTCTTCCAGTAGGCGTAGTGGACCGCACCCCATAGGAATGCTTTCAGGAACGTGACGACCGAAGATTTGGTGGGGTCGTAAGTGGTGGAGAGGAGCCGGTGCGTTTGAAGGTAGGCTTCGGAAAGAAGTTCCTCGTGACACCAGCGACGGAAGCGTCCATTTTTGTGGGCGTCCCGACACCACCAAATTAGGAAGCCGAGATGGACGGAGGGATCTCGGCTAAAACGAGGGTCCACACGTTACTCCCCCGCTCGCTTTGCGCCTCGTGCCCTGGTGTACCCTTGCTCCTCTTCAAACTTCGCGATGGCGGAGGGGTGAACTCGACGATCTTTAGAACCTGGGATACGAATCCCGATCAGAAGTCCTTTGTCAATCCAGTTAGAAGCTGTTTTAGCTGAGACTCCGAAGTGGTTCGCAATTTGGCCGGTGGTCCACCAATGAACGCCCATTTCTCCGGGCTTCGTAACGTCGAGACGGAGTTTGTTACGAGCTCTACTCATGGCCGGGGAGTGGGTCAGGCTCGGAGATGTAGGAGGGAGGTACGAGGTACCAACCTTCAGGGATTTGAACGGGGTTGTTGCTCAGCGTCCATTCGCCGTCGACACGCACATACACGGGCAACGCAGTCTTGGGGCCGATCCGCATCGGGCTCCCCTCGTTTACGAGCACCGTCCTTGAGCAGCCACTGATCCAGACGACCACCTGCGCGGCGCAAAGTATCGCGATCAGCGTCGGAGTCCACGGCAACATGGCCTCGCTCCAAACGCTTCGACACGTATCCGATAAGCGCGAGCGTGATTTGAACAAGGATGCGATCGAACATTTCAACGGATGCCCTCCTGCTGAGAGCTGACCTTTGCGTCACGAGCGAAGATCAAACCGACACCGGCAATGACGGCAGCGATGACAGCGCCCCAATCAGGGATGGTCATTGGATCGTTGTCCGTGATCGCGGTGACAGCGGAGCCGATGGCTACAAGGATTGCGCCGACGCCGGCAGCAGAGGTACGCCAAGAAGCTTTCATCATTTGATCCTTTCGAGTCGATCCAGTCGGACAGCCAAATCACGAAGACGCTCTTCGGTCTGCTGGTCCTTGATGGTAAGACCGACCTGCGCTTTCGCAAGATCGGACACGATGTTGCTGAGTTCTTTGACCTGCTCACTTGTGGTAGAGAGCTGTTGGTCTTTGCGTCCCATGTTCATAAGCACGGTGCCGATGCCAATGCAGATGGCAACGAACTGGGCCCATGAAGCAATCAGTTGAGAGTTGCGCTTTGTGTCGTCGGTCATGGTTCACCCCAAGAACACACCCATCA